CTTCGTGATGGTGAGGTCGCTGTACTCGGGCCTCGTCGGCATCGGGAACTTCGCCCCGCCTGCCTCGACCCGGAGTTTCGGGACCTCGCGTGTGAGTTCCTGTCCGGCGATGGTGTCCCACTTCGCGCCGGGCATTGTGCTGACGCTGATGGACAGTCGGTCCTGGGTTGCGAGTCTCATGTCGATTCCTTCCTAGAGTCCGGCTGCGGCGTCACCGGCGGTGACGGTGATTGAGACCATCTCGGCGGTCGGCGACAGCCGAACACCGACCTCGGCCTTGAGCAGGCCGGTCGCGAGCGAGATCGGGCTGTTGACGGACGGGCCTGCGTCCACGACGTAGCCGGGGTCCATCAACTCGCCCTCGTCGTTGAGGCGCGCGAACAGGGCGCCTGCGTCGGCGAGGGTGCCGAGCCTGCCGGTGATCGCGCCGCCGAACTCCGCGAGCCTCAAGCCCTTCCCGTCGACGATCACGCCGACGAACGACTCGGCGATCTTGTTGAGGTCGGCGGCGATGAGGTTCGTGAGGTCGCGGTACTGGGCGCCCTGAAGAATGCCGTCGGTGTCGCCGGTGACGGACGCTGCGGTCTTCCAGCCGTACAGGCGGGTGACGCCGCCGACCCTGCGGACAACGGAGACCCCGGCATCGTTGAGTGCTTCCCAGGCCACGTCGCCGGTGTCGATCGTCGGACCGCTGACGTACTGCGCGGTGCCGTACCTCGCGAGGATCGGCGACTGCCAAGCCCCGACGCCTGCGTGCGCGCGTGCCCGGCATCCGGCGAGGTAGCCGGTCGGCTCGGCGGTGACGGATCCGTTCGATGTCGGCATCGTGACCCACGGCCATCCGATGATGACGTGGTCCGCGCCGGTGTAGCCGTCGATCGTCCCGGCGGCACTGATCGCGTCGGCGTCGTCGTCGGCCTCGGCGAGGCTGACGATCGCGAGACGGTTCGTCGCAATCGCATGCGCCGCAAGGTCTTCTCCGACGTCGGAGTAACGCTTCCCGGCGACGGCGACGACGCCGGTGCCGAGGTCGGCACCGAACAGGTCAAGGAGGTCGGCGTAGTCGGCGTTCGCCCAGTCGTCGAGTTCCTCGGTCGTCTTGGACGGCCCGAATGCGCGCAGGACGTACACCTCGGCGCAGCCCTCGGAGAAGGCGAGTCGGCACGTGTCGAAGAGGTCCTGGTTGTTGGTGACGCGGTCGCCCCATTCCTCGCGGAACTGTGCCATGCCGGTGACCTTCGTGACCGCGTAGGTTCCCTCGGCTGCTCGTCCGATGACGAACAGTCGTCCGGTTGGTGTTGCTGCTGCCGGTTGCGGCGTCGCGACTGCGCTGACCGAGACCGTGACTCTTGCACTCATTGCTGCTCCTTCGTTTCTGGCTCGGGCGCGGCGGCAGGTTCCTGCCTGGCGCGGGGCTTCGATGCGGGGGGAGTCGGTGCGGACGGTTCGACTGGCGGGACCGCGTGGTTCACGGTCGTGGTGGATCTCATGTCGGGATCTCCTCAAGATCGAACGACGGGCTATTGGTGACGGGGTCGATGACGACCTCGGTGTGGGTGATCTCCGCGACCGAGTCGGTGAGTTCCTCCGCGACCCGGACCCGGACGGTGACCTGCCCGGCGGCCAGCGGTCGGCCCTGCACGTCCTGGCTGGCCTCGCCGATCTGCTCCGTCAAGCCCTGGGTGACGACGAACGCGATGGGCGACAGTTCACGGCCCGTCATCAGGGACTCGCGGATCGCGAGGAGCAGCCGGTCCCGCTGACGCGATGCGTCCTCCCACTGCCCGGCGATCTGCGCGCGGCATGCGGCGACGACGTTGACGTCGTACTCGCAGATCCACACGCCGACCTGTCCGGCCTCGGTCGCCCGCATCGACATCAGCGAGGTGCTCTGCACCATCACCATCGGGTAGAGGGCCGCGTCGATGGGCAGCGAGTCGAGGAGCGCGTAGGACTTGGGGTTGACGGGGTCGGTGACCTGGAGCCGGTCGCGGATGAGCGCGAGCCGTCCGGGGACGCTCGCCTCCATGTGGTCGCGGACGACGACTCGGGCGTACTCATGGCCGAGCATCAGCGGATCCGAGCCATCATCGACGTGTTGAGGGTCTCGACGATGACCTTGCGGTCGTGTGCGTTGAGCATTGGGACGGGTGAGCGCCTCGGCATCCGACCGCCCTGCAGGTGGTATTTCGCGTACGGCACGGGCGAGCCGGGTCCGAAGACCGCGAACCTCGCGCCCGCGACTTTCGGGGAAGGTTCGGTGACCTGTCGCAGGAGCATCCCGGTGCGGACGAGGATCTGGCTTGATCCCTCGGCCTTCTTCTGCCTCAGGGTGGAGAACTTCAGCGGTGCCCACCGTCCGAGCCCGTTGGTGTCGAACACGTTGCGCTCGCGGGTCGTCCACCATGCGGCGCCGAGCGCGGGCCATGACGTCGTCCAGTCGGCGGTCGCCTTCTCGGCCTTGTCGAGGAGCCGGATCGCGGCATCGACATCGACTTGTGCCTGGATGTTGATCATGCGAAACCGATCGGGTCTCGAAGCGGGGCGAGCATCATCTGCTCGTCGAGGGTGAGGAGTCGCGACACCGACGCGAGTGCCGGGTTGTAGGACAGGTTCTCGGGACCGGAGAACTGATTGCGGTCCAACGGGTTCTGGTAGATCCGGCTCGCGATCCGCAGTGCGACGAGCCTCGACACTTCCATCCGGTAGTCGTCGTCCGCGTAACCGGAGTCGTACTCGACCGTGACGGTGTCGGCGGATGTCGGCGCGTCGGATGCGACGCCGATCCACCTGATGGAGTCGTCGACCCGGATCTCCCAGGACGTGACCGTCTCGGTGTCGCCGACAAGGACGCTCGACACTGCCCTGACCGGGCCGTTCGGCAGCGGGATCCGCGTCGACCCCGCGACGGTGAACGTGTCCTCGTCGAGGGCGGTGAGCCTTCGACGTGTCCACGTCCTGACCGCCGCCACCGCCCCCGCGACCGCACCCTGCGCGCTGGTGTCCCCGTCGGGGAATCCCTGCTGAAGGTAGGACGCGAGGTCGGCGACGGTGATCAGTTCGGACATCAGCGGTTGCCCGTCCCCTTCTGCTTTGGCCGTGGCATCGCTGCGGTCTCTGCGGCGACCGTGACCGATGCCGCCTCGGCGACCGGCGCCGAGGGTGCGGCCTTGGCGATGCCGGACGCGATGAGTTCGCGGGCCTCGCGCTCGGGGACGTCGATGGACTGGCCGGGGGCGGGCCAGTCGACGCCGCACCGCATGCCCGAGACGAGCCCGACCATGATCACTCGGGTCACGACAGGGCGCCCGTGCGGATGAGGCTGAAGCCGTGGATCTTGAGGCCATAGGCCGATGCCGACCCGTTCTTCGTCGCACCCGTGAACTTGATCGTGTGCCGACCGGAGGTGAGGACCTGGATCCCGGTGATCGCCGCGAGGACGTTGACTGCCGGTGCGGCTGCGTAGAGGTCGGGCTTCGTCGCGAGGGCGGTCGCGCCGTCGATGCTGATCGACGCGATGCCGAGGTCGGCGTCCTTCGCATGCCACAGGTTGAGCGTGTAGGCGCCTGCGGCGAGGACGACGGTCCACGTCATCTGGTTGTCGACCGTCGTCGGCGACGCGATGGTGCCGTTGAGGACGGACGCAGCGGAGTATGCCTGGGTCGGGGTCGCGGTCGCCGACGACGGGAGGTCGAGGGCGCCGATCACCGTCGCGGCGTATGGCATCTGGCTTGCGAGTTCGCTGTCGAGGGTGAGGTCGTCTGGGTCGGAGGGCAGGCCGAGGGCCGTGCCGTCAAGATGCATGCTCATGGTGTTTCTCCTTGCGTAGCAACGGTTTCGGGGTTGGCTGGGGCGGCGAGGCAGGCGCCGCCCCAGCCGGGGACGCTGGCGTCGTCTAGGAGACGGCGCCTGCGAGGAAGTGCTTGACCGCTCCGGTGCGATCGACGAGGACGCCGTCGCCGCGCATCGCCGCGCGGTACGTGATGACGTCGTTCGCGAATCCGACGCTGTCGTCGCGGTCGAACCGGATCCCGCCGACGGTGCGGACCCAGTAGGAACTGAAGTCGCCGAACATGACGGACTTCACGTCCACGCCGATGGCGGGCATGTTGGGATCGGTGACGATCGGCTTATTGAGCAGGGTGTCTGGCGTTGCCGCCACGAGCGATGGCTGGAACAGGTATGTGCCGTCGACCGTGTTCTTCAACTTGCGAATGGCACCGATGGTCGCGTCGCGCATGAGCCAGTAGCAGGACGAAGAGTTTCGATACGGCTCGATCACGCTGTAGTAGAGATCGATGAGGTTGTCGGCGGTGATGGCACCGGCGGTTGCGTCCGCGCCATCGACACCCTTCGTCGACTGGGTGAGGACACCCCACGGCTCGGTCGTGCCGCCGCCGTCGAGCAGATCCTTGCCGAATGCATTGCCGAGCGCCTGCCCGGCCTGCTTCGCCAGGAACCCGAGCAGGTCGACACCGGAGTCTTCGACCATCTCGCGGGTCAGGTACATGAGGAGGCCGTACTTGTATGCCCCCATCTGGTACTTGCTGAAGGTGGGCTCGGACTCGGTGAACGGGTTCTTCTCTGCGGTAATGACCGCGCTCGAAACCCCTGTGATGATCGGGATCTCAAGCGTGTTGCCGCCAGTCGCGCTCGTGATCTGCGTCGGGTTGGTGCGGAGCACGCCGCTGTTCTCGCGCATGTAGTCCGTCAGGCGGTTGATGAACGAGACGGGGACGAGGTCGCCGCCATCGGTCGTGCCCAACGTGTTGAGGGGCGCGATGTCGCGCATCTCGAACTCCATCGACCGGATCTCGCCACGGCAGAACGCCCGCACCCGTGCGGCTGCGTCGTCCTCGACCGGCGGGTCAATCGGCTTGATGCCGCCGCGCGACTCGATCTCCGCGAGGCGCTGGTCGTGCTCGACTGCGCGCAGTTCGGCGCCTTCGAGGCTCTTGATGCGCTCGTCGATCGCGTCGAGGTCCGCGGATGCCGTCGCGAACTTCGCGTCCTCCTCGGCGGTGAGCGATCGGCTCTCGGCTGCTGCGATGTCGAGGTCGGCCTTGATGCCTTCCCAGATGTTCGCGCGGTCCTCGCGCAGTTTCTTCGTGTATGTGGACATGGTGATTCCCCTTGGGATTGTTGGAGTTTTCGGGTGAGTGAGGGTGCGGTGCTGCGAGCCTCAGCGGCGGGAGATCCACTCCGCGCGCCGCGCGCGGATATCGATCGGGGCCGAGTGAGGGTCGCTCGGGTCGGCCACGGTCACCGCCGGTTCGGCGGGTGGGAGTTCGTGGGTGATGAGTGCGGCGAGACCGCCGCGTCGTGCGATCTTGGCGACGTCGTCGATGCCGGTGCCCAGTCGCACGGCCAGCGATCGCAGCGACACGTCGGTGTCCAAGTACGCGGGGGACGTGACCGGGGCGACGTCGATGAGTTGGACCTCGCGGAGTTCCCGCAGCGGGGTGCCATCGGGGGTCGTCGACCAGTCGTCTCGGATCGAATGGAAGGCGAAACTGCTGTGCCGGACATCGCCGCGTCGTGCGAGTTCGCGGACATCGCGACCGGCCTGCGTGTCGGGGAGGTCGATCTCGTACGGGAGGCCGCGCGCGTCGGCCCAGACCCGCAGCGTGCCCGACGACGTCCGGCCCAACAGCCAGTCGTCGCTGTGGTTGAACCGGGCGACGACGTCGCCCGCGTGGGACAGGGTCCGCGTGAATGCGCCTGGGGCGATCCGCTCGATGAACCCGCCGAGATTCTGCGACGATCGGTTGAACGCTGCGGCGTATCCGGCGAGGGTGTTGCGGTCGTCGAGGGTTCTGAGTTCGACGGCGCCGCGCGCGTACCTGCGCTCGATGTCAGTCATCGGGATCTCCTTAAGGTCAACATGACCGACCGTCGGTCCATCGGCGATGTCGGCATGCCCTGCTGGGCGGTGTACTCATCGGCCATTCCGAGCGCAGTCACGATGTCGATGTCGAGGACGCGAACGGGCATCGTCAATGTCTGACCGTCGATGTATTCGTTGGACACGGTCGCGGCCCAACGGTGGTGGCCGTCGATGATGTAGTTGTCGCGCGTGACGAAGATCGACTCCTCGGTCGTGGTCCCGTCGCGCATCGCCTGGGCGATGCCGAGGGTCTTGGCCGCGTCCAACTCGGACTGCGACGACTTCAGGTGCGAGGCGTCGATGCGGACGTCGGTGACGGCGATCCCGCGACCGCGCACGTGGTCGACGAATCCCGGCCCCAGGTCGACCTCGCCCTTTTCGTTGCGGGGCATCGTCGATGCGGGCGAACCGG